GATTTGGATTATCTCCAATCAAGGCTAGAGTCGGAGCAGTAGTAATTCCACCCGTTGCAAATGATGGGACTTTTAATCCGCCTTGTACTATTCCACCTTTAGCTAAACCTAATTTTTTTAAAACACCACCACCAAATGCTCCACCACCACCGCCCATTTCTGAAGGATGCTGAAATCCACCACCCCCGCCAGAAGGCCCAAAGAGCAATTTCTTGATAACCCACATCACTATCATTCGAGCTATCATTATATTAATTTGTTTTACAACTTCTCTTTTTAAACTTTCCCAAATTTTTTTCATGCTCTCTTTTAGACTTTCTCCTTCTGTAATTAGAGCAGCAAAAGCTATACCTATATCATCAACTGTAGTCGCAAAGATTGCGTGTAATTGTTTACCAGCTTCGATAGATATAGCTAGAGTGTTTTCAAACCATTCCATCTGAGCCGATTTTAATCCTTCCCTTATCCCTTCAAAAGTTTCTAGAAATATAGCCCTTGTAGACTCAGCAACTTCCGCTGTTTTTTCTTCTATTTCTTCCATCATTCCCAAGAACTCTTTAATCCATCTTACTAAGAGCTTAAATCCATCTATTATTGCGACAATCGGTAACACAGCTAATCGGATAGCGAAAGCTAATCCTTTAAAAATTATTGCAACTATCGGAATAATTGGAATGATTAGATTTTTAATGAAAGTAAATAAATCTCTAAAAATAGGCATCAAGGCTTTGCCGATTGCTAATCCTACTCCCTTAAAGGAACTATTCATCCTTAATAATTCATCTGTAAATTCCTCTGCGTTTTTTGATTCTACTGCTGTGAAAACTAGACCTAGTTCTTCGGTCTCATTCATTAATTTTCTCATGGCATCTGTGCCTTCGATTAAAAGCGGGATTAATTTTGTTCCAGCACGACCAAATAATTCTTGAGCCAACGCAGTTCTTTCTGTTGTATTAGTCATTGCTGCAAAGGCATCAGCAGAATCTAATAATAATTCTTCAGCATTTTTAAATTCCCCATTTGCTTTTCTTACTGCTATCCCAGCTTGTGAAAATGCTCTTACAGAAGTTGTCAATCCATTATTTGCATCATTGACCCTTTTAGATATGACTCTGAGAGAGGTGGTTATATCCCTCATTGCTGCTCCACCTATTTCTGCAGCAAAAGCAAATCTATGTAGAGCTTCAGCAGAGATGCCAACCATCTTTGCTGATTTGGCAAACTCATCTCCGACTTTTGCAGCATTAAAAGTCAGTTTTGTAAGTGCTGCTCCAACTGCTACAATAGCAAGGGCAGTCATATTTAGCATTTTGCCAAATGAACCGAATTTATTTTTTAGAGAGTCTAATCCGCCACTAGCTTTGTCTTTTAAACTAACTAATAAATTGATTTTGTTATCTGCCATTATTATTTCTTCAAGTGCCTATGTTCAATCTTGGCTACAAGATAATTAATCTCATTTACAGTTAAGTCCAAGACTTGCTCTTTGCTCCATCTATATTCTACACCAAATAAATCTAGTATATCAAGGAATGGCTTATTAACTATTTCGATTGACCCAAAAAATAGGTTATGACACCATTAAAGACTTCAACATCCTTAACAGATGTGTTTTCTTCTACCCATTCTCTGGTTATTGTGGGGTCGGCTTGTGTTAAGGCGATAGTTACAATCTCTATAATATCACTAAAGGAAAAATTTTCGCCTAATTGAGCAAGACTTTTTCCAATCTTGTTTTCAATTTCCAAGACTGAACGAGTTTTTGCAGGTTGGATGTTAAATTCTTTGTCTTTTAATTTGAACTTCATGAGTTTCCTTTCTTACGTTAATATGATGCAGCTGTATTTTGTAAAGTATATCTTATAGAATATGAACTAGCTACATTATACTCAGCATTGCCTTCATAAGATGCAACTATTCTACCTGCTCCACCAATCGGATAATCAAATGTCGAATAATTAACTTGTGGTAAATCGAGAGTAAGCTGATTATATTCTCCTGTATTACCTATTTCCGTTCCACCCGTTAAAGTTAATCTGAATCTTTGTCTTGTTTGGGTTCGGAATATAGCTTCTTCAGCTTGATTTTCAAATACTTGTTCTCCAGTAATACCGACTGTTCTGAATCCATCCCTGACGATTTGTCCTTCCTCAGTAGACGCATTTAAAGTAGGAACACCGACTACTGGATTAGTAATTGTTACAGTTGCACTTTGGAAATTTCCTACAGTACTTCCACCGACTTCTAATGATGTTTGACTCCATGTCCAAACCTTAGAATCGGTATATGATGCAGTTTGTTTGGGGACTTTTGTATTAGCTCTCCCATGAATGGTTGCTGTTGCTCTTACGATTGCTCCTGCAGTCATTTCGATTGCTAACGTGTGAATCTGAGCATCTGTTATTTGATAAGCACTTCCAACATCTTTATAGATTTCTATTGTATAAGGTGTCAATGCACAGTCATCTGCAAACATAGTTTGTCTAGGTAGGAACTCATGTAAATATGCTGATGTTTGTAAAGTGGTTGTTGGAACACCGACTGCAGATACTAAAAAATTCCCTAGAACTATCGGATGTGGCTCAAAAACTATATCGCCAGTTGTGTTATTAATACCCTCGTATGCGTCTGGTTGGTCATATTTACCCGTCAATCCTTCACTCATCAATTGCTCTTTATTCTGTGTTAAAGATTCTGATATAAACGGGATATATACCCTGCTAGTTGTTGCTGAACCAAAAGTGCTTTGTTTACTTACACTTAAATATCCACCGATTCCCTGTGCCATATTATTTCTGCTCCTTCGACTTTGTTGTAGAGTCCTTTTGTTTTATTTTACTTGCCTTTGAGAGTTTTGCAATACCTTGTAATATTAAAGACTCAGCTATTTCTTGTGGTATTTCGATTTCTTTACCAAGCTCGGCTTTGCCTATTCCGACAACTTCGATATCTCCTTTAATCCATTTGATTCTCATTCTCTTACCTCGCAATTTAATTTAATCGATACTCCCTTGAAGAATCCAAGCCCACTAGTATTGGTTTGATTCTGAAAATCGCCACCATCAAATCTTGTTACGACTACTTTGTCGGATAAAGTTCTATTTTCTTTTAATACATCTTTCACATTTGACAACATTGTATCTCGCAAAGTAGCTCCATCTAAGTTCTCTAATGAAAAAGAATAACACCATATCTCGATAATTAAATAAGTCGTAATCGGATTTGTTCCACCAATCATTTCATCTTCTGCTGGACTATCCCAAGAGTTAAGATATATAGCCACATAAGGACATGCGTCAGTTCTTACCGCATCCGTTGGCTCTACTTCAATCGTATATGTAGAGGTATCTCCATCGGCTTCAAGTAATGTTTTGATGGCATTTTCAATTGCTAGATAATCTATTGTTGCCATATTTTATTATACCTTTTTTCTTTTTAATTCATTAATATATTTCATAATTTCCTCTTCTGCTACTTTTATTGCTCTATTTTTCTGAGGGAGCATTTGTCTTGCAGCAATATAATCTGTTCCAAATTGATGATATTCTGAATATTCAACTGGAGAGCCGACTTCAACACTATACTTTTTTACTTCCATCGTAAAACTTCCTCTCAATACTCCAGTATCTTGCAAAATATTTGTTGCTCCAAAAGAAGTAGCTTCCCATTTAGCTCCCTCATATCCTTGCTGTCCTGCTTGGTCAAAATATCGTCCAATTTCTTTAAGTAATGTTATCCCTATTCTCATTAAAACAGGACGAGGATTTTTTAAACCTTTAGCTATTTTTGATAGCTTAATCTTGATTTGTTTTTCACCTTGTCTTGATAATTTCATTTGGGAAGCCATTAGTAATAAGGATTATAGGCTTCGGATTCTAAAACATCCAACTCCGCATCTAATCTATCTGGGTCAATCTGTTGCAATGTTTCATCTAGCATTGTAAAGGTCGGATTGTAGTTCATCGTATTTGAATAAATCGTATCATCTCCCTGATAAGCAATCAATTGTAAGCTGTTTGTATAAAGGGCTATTGTCCCTGAATTGATTTGATTTAAAAAATTCTTAACATATTCCTTTCTTTCAGAAACCCATTTATTCTCGCTATTAATTCCTTGAGTAAAAAATCTTTCAAGAATTTTAATTAGAGAATATTCAGTTGAGATTGTTTCTACCAAAGGTGGTGTAGCACTAAATGGTAGGTCGTAATTGTTTACCAGATATCCATTGACCTCGTTTTCTGCTTGGTCTATATAGAAGGCGATATTGGAAGAAGTAATAGATGTCATGCTTCCCACTCTGGGATATAGGTCTAAGACTTTTGGAACTGTTGTGTAACTCGGCATAGAATTTAGTTTATCACAACTTCATTAATTTCCAATCTCCATACACACTCTACCTATATCTTTTACTACGCATAATAGCTAACCTTCTGTCTATACTTCTTCACTTTGTTCTTGGCAAAGCTAAGTTTCCTTTCCCAGTTAGCAAGATTTCTTTCTGTTCTTTCTTTTCTTAAAGCGACATGATTAATCTTAACTTTTGGTTTTTCTTTTCTGTTAAAATCAATACCATCAAATTTCTTTTTTATTGATTCTATTTGTTGCTCTGTCAATGGTTGTCTTGGAAACTGACGACCATTAGTGCCAGAAATTCCTGCCCAACTTTTCTTATCCCGATAACCAAAGCTGTGCATAAGTTCATGTGCAAACAATTGTGATATATCTGCAATCTTATTTGCTGACTGTTGGGAATAATTAAGTAATATATCCCAACCATGTCCATAAACTTTTCCGACATAACCTTTGCCACTATAACCATAAGAACGATTAGCAATTTGGACTTTTAACTCTTTCCAATGTTTTAATCTTCCTTCATCTTTAGCTATCAGATTATGGACAAAAGAAAACAATGATTGTAGTTTTCTATCATCAAGGTTTGTTGTGTTTTTGATAATACGCATTTTTGTTTCTCCTTAGTGTACGTCACTACCTTTTTTCTTTACCTCTTTGTCCTGTTCTTCCAATTCCCGTATCGATATTTGTCTCATAACTTCTATGCCCTTCTAGGAATCCCAAAGGAATTTGATACCCTTTTGGAAAAACGAACAAATAGTATTGATTAGCTGTATCTACCACTCTGCTTTCTTTTGGATAAATCTCCATTGCTTCTCTGTCTCCGCCAACAATCTCCGATTTAATCTGCTGAAGATGTCGCCAGTCATGTATTGCCTTTTTGTCATGTCGCTTAATTGACAAGTAGGTCATCTCTCCTTTCCAACTATCTTTGTGTACCATATTATCAGCGAACTCATTCCGCCAAACATGAACACAATAAATATCATTGGTGAACATATCAGCTGATGATAATTCCAAAGCTATTTCTGACCTAAGAGGTTCGGGCAGGTCAAGAGATAAATAATATTTTTCTCTATCTATTTTCTCCTTTTTAAACTTCTTCATTCCATCTCTCCTACTCTCTCACCCCATTTGTTAGTTGAAAAAGTAAGGAACTTTTTTTCTTTGACAGTTCCATCTTCGTTAAACATTTCTTTTTCTTGTTCTAAGAATTTAGCGAATTCAATATCAATGGTTTTGTTATTGAGTCCACTAAGGTTCTTGGTTTCTTTTTCCTTTGTCATAATTTGTTTCTCCCTACCCTGAAATTTTAGAATTTAGAAATCAAGGTCTAATAGTATTATATACTATATAGTAACTTTGTCAACTTAGGGGGAAATGAGGGTTATACGAAGTCGCCTTGAAATGACTCAGAATATGTCTTTATTTTTGATGATATAAATTTACTAAATTCTTCATCATCTTTAAATCTTCCAATCGTGTCAGTCTTATGTGGCATTGTTTTTTCTAGTGAAGCATTGATATTAAATCTATATTCCAATCCTTGTCCTAAGATAATTAATGCTTCAGAATAAAATGTTAGAGCTTCATCTTTGTAGATATTATTATCTAAAAGAAATTCTTTTCTAAACATCTCCGCTGCTTTCTCGCAACATTTAACAGCAGTTTCAGTTGGCAGTCCTCGATTATTTTCTATTTCATATCGTGCAATATGTACCCAGTCTCTTATAATTAAAAATTTGCCTAATAATCTATTAGGATTTTTCTTTCTATCTATTAACATTAAATCAATATTTCTTTTAAATCTATCTCGTCTTATATCTTCTGTGAGGTATCCATCATGTGCGATTTCTACATCGCTTAATATTGTAGATGCTCCAACCCCTTCATTAATCCCGATTTCAGGATGCTCATGGACATGTCCTAAAAATCTTATATTTTTATTAGTCCTAAACAATCTGACTGGCATATCAATTTTCATTGCTCCTGAGTCAGTTGAGAAATGATGCTGCCTAATCGAATATCCATTGTAATAATTATGACGTAAATATTTGCGGATGTTTTTCCTGTTTAATAATTCCTCATCAGCATCAATCCATAAAATCCATTCTGATTTGGCATCTTTAATCGATAGATTTCTAATAGTATCAAATCCTATTTTTGTGGCTTTCTCACAAGTTATAATTTTAGCTCCATATTGTTTTGCAATCTCCAGAGTTGAATCTGTACTTCCATTATCGGCTATTATGATTTCTTCAACTAATGGCTTAATAGATTTTAAGCATCTGTGCAATTGTGATTCAGCATCAAGTGTAATCAAACAAGCTGAGACTGATTGCTTTGGTGATTGTATATTAATCTTCCTTTCTAAATCTATAGGACTACAAGGAGTGCCATCCTTTCTGTAGGTGATAATCCACCATCCCAATACTTCCTTCTTATCTTCATTGATGCCACCTGACAACATTTTGATTGACATATTTTTCTTTTTTCCTAATAAAGAGATAAAGTCCATTCTCTCAAAATTCCACAAGTGAGCTTTTCTTTTATCATCCCACATTCCATAAGGAACTGTGATGACAATCAAGCCATCTTCCCTAACATTTTTTTCCATATTATCAAGGAATTTATCTGGATAAGGTTGGTGTTCTAATATCTCTCCTAAAAATAATACGTCATAATCTTGGTCTAAGTGGTCTCCACAATCTGCTTCAATTACAGATATATCTGCATCTTTCCCATGCTTATCAATCATCTTCTTAACTAATTTATTTTCTTCTGCTGAAATATTTACCGCATCTACTTTTGCATTAAATGATTTAGCCATAATGATTGACTCGTTCCCGATGCCACATGCAAAGTCTAAGATTTTAGGATTCTTAATCTTGTTCTCATTTAACCATGTTTGCATATCTGAAAAAGCGACATCTAATCTTCCATAATTTCTTAATTCAAAATTAGTTTCAATATCAGCATATTCTTTTCCTAATTGTTGATATTTTTTTCTATACTTCTGTCGGTTTTCAATATAAGGATATTCGATATGAATCTTATTGCTCCACCCAGTATCTACATCAACTTCATCTACCAAATATCTGAGAGTCATGATATCTTCTCTTTCATAAAGATGTCTATATAATGATTGTCGATTTGCTGTTTTATTTTTAAACTCTTGGAAAAAATAATCGTTCCATTGTTGAGCTATATTATCCCAGTCATACTGTTTGGCATTTGATATTCCAGCTTTTTGCATAGCTTCATATCTGTCAGGATTTTCTAATAATTCAAAAATAGCTTTCACAAATCTATCTTGATATTTTTCGCTTTTTGCATCTCCCTTAATCAATATCCCAGCATCTTGATGTAGGGTTTCTGGTAGGGCAGCAAGGTGTGATGTAATCATTGGCAATCCACACATCTGAGTTTCCATAGCAGTTATGCAGCTTATCTCCCAAAATTTAGTGGGATATATAAATAACTTAGAAGTTTTATATAGCTCATATAAATCCGTTTTATTTAATGCTCCAACATGGCTAATTTTAAATCCTTTTTTTTGATATTCTATAATCTTGGAAGTCAATTTATCATAAAATGGCTTCATCTGTTCAGTCGTATTGTCGTATCCTGCGAGTATGATTTCAATGTCTTTATCTTTCTCCCATAATTTCGGACAAATATTAAATAATAAAATATCCATTCCTCTTTCAGGTCTATTTGTAAATATTAATTTTTTAGGATTTCTTTTTGTTTGCAGAACATCATCATGTGGCAATTTTATTCCATTAGTTGTTTTTAGGAATAAATCATCTTCATCAATATTCATAATATCTTTATATTGATTAATCTGCCATTGGCTCATACAAAAAACTTTGTCTATTTGCCATAATGCTCCATGAAAATCTGTCCGACCTCTTTTTAAAGCTACATCATGTTGCCACAGGATATTTAATTTTGAATTGATTTTTTTATGCAATATCTCTGGGATTCTCTGCACGATATGAACATCATGTGGACAATTAACAGCATAGCCTTCATAAAATTCTAAAGGCATATATTTCACACCTTCGATTTCAGTTGGTTCTTTCGTGTTGCAGAAAAAGATAACTTTATGACCTATTTTAGATAAAGCATGGGCAATGCTGATTCCAGCAGTTTCACTTCCACCTAAGGATTTTACGTTTATTGTATTTGGATTTATTTCCATGCCACCACAGAAGATGGCAATATCTAAGCTGCAACTCATGGTCATCTAATTTTCATTTTACCTAATCCAATTATTAATGCAAACAGGGTAGTGCTAATCTCTTAGCTTTCTTCATTAGATAAATTTAATTATCTCCCTGTAAAAAGGCGAGAATTAATCCCGCCTTTCTTATTTTGCTGTTTAAGCTACACAATCAGTCCACAAATAGCCAAGTTCTGATGCAGCTATTTTCTCGTCTTGATAATAGCCAACTCTTACATTGGTATAAGCAGAGTGATCGGGGTCATCCCAAACTTCAGCACTAAATGGTGTGCCAAACATTGGATTAGTCCATCTGAAGCCATACATTAAGCTAGGGTCTCGTCCATCTGTATTAGGTGGAGCAAATTTCCCTACGATTGTATTCTTACCCCAAATATCGCTGAATGAATCTGTTTGTCCTTCTTCTGCAGTATTTTTAATTGCATTACCAATTAAGACTACTTCTACATCAAATAATGATGCAAGTAAGTCTCTAGTTACTACACCCTTTTGAACATACTTGATTCGATCTATGATATCAGCATGATTGATAAGTGAGTTATAAACAGTCCTTCCAAAGATGATGTAATTTGGGTCATATCCTGTGCTACTTCTAACTGATTCTTTTGCAGTTTCGATGTCGCCAAAAGGGTTACTGTTTCCAGCAGTCCCATCTGACCATAATGAAGCAACAGCAGCATAAGAACCAAGATTACTTCCACTTGTTATCTGATTTGCTACACGATTTTCCATATCTAACATAAGTAAGTTATGAACAAATCGAGCAGATTTCTCTTTGATTTTAAGTGGCTCATCTTCATTGGCTAATGTTTCATAAGTTATCTCGTCCACTAATGCGTAATTATTTGCATAATAGGATTCGCTTGAAACATTAAAGTTAACAACTCTGCCTTTAGTTTTTGGAGCTCTAGCAGTTGTGCTAGGGATTCTAAAAAAGTTTCCTTTATCGTATTTGAAATAAAGGTCGCTTTGTTTATTCACATTAACTATAGGCAAGAAATCTTGAACAATCGTACTATGTGGCTCAAAACCCAATACTAGATTGGATAATGGTCTATCTATGTGTACGTCTCTTGCTGTTATTCCCATTGAATTTTACCTTCCTTGTTTAAATTTTAATTTAAAGTGGTTTATAGCCAGAACTTTCGACTAACAATTGGAATAAACTTCCACTAGCAACTCCTGTTATCGCTTTTCCTACGATATAGTCACCACTTGCTGCAGCAGTTCCAGTTCCAGAAGCAGTTACAGAAATCCAGCTTCCAGCAGTAATCGTTGCTCCTGCTGAACATCTGGATAAACCATTCCATATTACTGTTGCGTGTTCTCCACTTTGAGGTTTATTATTTAAAATCCCCAAAAGTCCAGCTCCAGCTGCTACCCTTAATTTAGTTCCATTGTCGCCATCAACATACACCATTTTATATTGCATGTTTGATAAGTCCTCGTTGGCTATCATTGTTATATATTGTCGTTGTGCCATTGTTTTGTCTCCTTTTTATTGATTTTCGTAATACTCATCTCTCAGCTGTTTATCTTCTTTTAAGACTAACTCTAATGCTTCTGAGTATTTTTTTGCTTTCCCTTTTGATACAAAAAGTTTGGCTCGTCTATCAATCTCGTCTCCCGCTTTTGTATAAGGTTGTCTATCAACCACATAATCGCCTTCAGTTGAAATTTCTTCAAATTCCACCATCTTAGGAAATGAATTGACTATTTTTTCTACTAACTCAAATTGGCTTAATTCAACAGCTTTTTCTTCCACAGTATAACTGTATATCTTTTTATCAGTTGCAGATTGCATCAAGACTTCAAGTTCTTTCTCAAAAACAGGGAGTATCTTTCCAGATTCCTTATGTCCTTGAATGAACTTATTAATCTTAGCTGCTTTTTGTTCTTTCTTCGATTCTTCAAGTTGCTCGATTGCTGTAGTTTTATCGGCTTCTAAAGTTTTTAATTTGTCTTGAAGCTCTTGGTATTCTTTAAAGGAGATACCCTGTCCTTGTTCGCTTTCTATCATAAGCTCACTTTCCTTCACTTGATAGTGTTTCTTGACAATGCCTTCCCCAGTATCTTTTGAATACAATCCTTCGATCGCTTCTAGGTTTGTAACTGCTGGGATTTCTGTGCCAAGCAATGCAACTGCCTTCAGGACTCTATCGAGAACTTGGTTGTTGCTTTTATAGTTCCAATAAATCTCAGAACTAACTCGTTTATAATTACCTCGCTTAATTGCTTCATAGATTTTTTTTGGAAGCTCTTTTAAGTTAGCGAGTAGTTTATTTCCTTCTGTGTATATCTTGCCGACATATCCTAGTGCTGGTTCTCCATCCTGCATTTCTGGTTGTTCTTCATTGTGTCCTAATTTAAGAGGTGGTTGAAATCCTGTTTTATCAAAATTTCCTACCATCTTTTCTAGGTCGCGGGTGGTATATTTATCCCCATTCCAAACACCAGTTGAGAAGATTTCAATGCCATCCAAATTAAATGTTTGAATGATTGCGTTTTCCTTTACCTTAATTTTATCTTCTACTTCGACTTCTTGTTCTGGCTCTTTCTCTTTCTCTTTCTCCATTTCAGCTTTGATTTTTTCTTTTGCTTCTAAGTATTGCTCATGATCGTCAAAGGGCATATATCTGACTTCTTCCTTATCCTCAATCTTAATCGTCATTTCATGATGTCCTTTTCCACCCATTTCTTTAGCTCGGATTTCAGCTTCTTCAGATGTTTCAAATATATCTTCAGCTTCATATCCTTGCTCATCTTCTTGGGGTGTTGCTTCTAATGCATCCTCATCAATTTTTTTATCGTCCTCATGTTCTGCCATGTCATTCTCCTTTTCTTGAATTAACTCCATCATTGGAGCTGCTGCATCAAAGATTGCTGTGTCTTTGCTTTGTGCAGCTCTTGACCTTATTGCCCTTATAGCTGAAGCATATAGCTTTCCATCTTTCCCAAATGGAAACGAGTAATATGCTTTTGTGTTTGGCTCTGCTTCTGAATTAATACCTAAATGATACTTAGAATATTCATCCCAATTATCGCCATCTGCTCCAAGCATCTTGTTACCATCTCCAGCATCAAAAGACCATGAAGATTTATAATCTACTTTGCCAGTACTTAATAAGCTCTTAGCAAATTTTAAACCAGCAGGATTAACTTCATCTGCATAAGTTTTTTCTTCATTTTTCTTAGACATAATCTTTCCTATTTTTATAGAGTTTCGTGAACTTCAGATGAGTTGCTTAGAAATTATTAAGATGTCCACATCTGGGACATTTAATCTCCGCTGCTATTAGCCCATATTGGTTATATTTTGCCAGTAATTTTTGGCATTGTAAACACCTTGCTTCTGTTTTTATCATTGTTGCAAAAAAATTCTGTGCTTGTTTAAGAGTTGAAATAGATTGGACTGTTGTCATTCTGTCATTCCACTCATGTCTATTATTTCTGTAAGCTCTGCATCACTTGACCATTCCATAGGCAGGTCGTTCTTGGTCAAGAAAACTAAGATTGACCGACAATTGAAATGAAGTGGTGGTGTTAAATCATTAAGCAATCCTACATTTTTTGCTCTGATTGTTGGTTGATATTCTGCAACTAACTCGCAAACTTCTGAAGTTCTTTCATCTAATATAGCTGAAATTTGATAACCAACAACGAAGTCTTTAACATCTTTATCTTCTCCAATAGCTCTCCTACCAAAATTGTAAGCTCCTAGTGTCGCTGTTCTCACGATGGTCGTAGCTCTGTAATCTGTGACCAATTTAGATTTCCCTGCTCTAGTAATCTCAATCTCAGAGCCATCTGCAATATAAGGATTAAATGCTTCTTCTATTTGCAATGTTGTTTGCGGTACAGAATGACCTTTGACAATGCTACTCAATAACGTAGTCATTAAGTCATTATTCAATGTTGCAGATATTCTTTTGACATCCAATCTGGCTTTGGATTTAAAATATCTTTCAAATCCTGTAGCTCTTAATCCCTCACCAATTTTAGTCTTAATGAATTTTCTAGGCAAGGAATCTCTGGCTTGTTCTTTTCCTACTTCATAAGCATCTTGATAACCTGCTTCAAATATGGTAGATAATTCACCTTTATATTTAAGGTCTAAGTTTTCAATAGCTGTGAAATCAAACTTATCCTGATTCATTTTATTTGTAATATAAGTAATGACTGATTCCATTTGTTTATTCATTACTGTTCTGATTCCATCTAGGAATTGAATCTCCAATTTATCTATTGCATTACTAACAGCTTTAAAGTCCACTCTTTTTTCAGCGGGATTCTTTGGTCGTCTTGGGACTTTGGTTTTGTTCTTATCGAATGGGGATTTAAACGGATTGTCTTTTTCCAGTTCTTCATTTTGTAATTTTTCAAATTTCTTATTCTCAGTAATCTCCTCTATAACATCGACATCCACTTCTTCTGTGATTTCTTCTTCTGGTTTATCTGGAGATAAATCTTTAGCAGGAAAACTTAGATGTTTTCTAAGAATATTCTCATCTTCAAGAGTTGGAACAATAACACCTTTCTCGACTGCTGTAATAAACATCGTATTC